GTGTACTATCCTTTTGGATAGGTTTTTAATTTTTTTTTGTTCATGGTTTGTTCTGTTTCTGGCTCATAAAACATTCATAAAGTCAAGTCAAATATTTGACAGTTATTATGAAAATCTGGTCAATACTTTTTGCATTTTGTCAAGTCAATAATTTGACACTAAATCCTTGATATTATTATGTTCTTGGTTTGTTCTCATTGGTCTATTTGTTCTTGTTTTGTACCAATTTTGGGGCATTGCCTGTGAAAATCCTTGTCAATGTCATTTATTTGACAGATGCGTCAATAATTTGACAGCAGGGTTTACGATTTGTTCACCTTTTGTTCACGATTTGTTCTCATAAATCTTTTTGATTAAACTTGTTCACGATTTGTTCACCTTTTGTTCTTTTTATGTTCTAAAAAACCCCCGTCAATATTTTGACAGGGGCTTAGTAGTGGTTTATGAGTGATGTAGTTTAAATGCTTCTGCTAATGCTCCACCCACATCTTGTTCGGATAGTATGGACGCTAACTCTAGCAAAATATTCCACTGGTTATTCTCAAATTTACACAGATAAAAGAATATAGTTTTAGCTAGCATTTTATCTTGAGTTTCAAATATAACCACGTTATTTATGCATACGTTGGTATATTCAGGGTATTGCTCAAGGCTTGGTGTATTTGTCATAATATTTAACTTTCAAATATCCGTAGCGACGTTGCTACAATTCTTTTAGACCACACCTTAAAAAAATAATCAAGTAAAAAAGAATAAAAAATAAAAGATAAATATATGTGTTGCAAAAATACAACAATCTAAAATCTCGAATATTTCCTGCATAGTTTAGAACAATTCTAAAAAGGATTCTTTCCAGAAAAATCTGCATATATTAGAATGATTCTAATTAACACCCCACCACAAAAAATTTTGTATGTATGTATGTATAATACACCCCTGACACATACCGAGTAAATTTAGGAACTTTTTCACAGAAGTATATTTATATATTAGTTCTACATTTAAATACTGTAATATATGGTTCTAGTAGTAGAATAAAAAAAAGAGGTATATCATATATAAAAAAAACTTCGGCGGGGCTTGCCGAAGTTCTTGTTAATATCTTAATATATGCTTGTATCTGTGGAGAGTTGTGTGTATAATAACAATATGGTCGGGGTATCTATTGCAACCCTTTAAATTAAATTAAAGATATTTTAGCATACATTTGTTCAACATACAATAGCATCTAATATATCATTTATGCAACATGAGTATCATTTATGCAAGACAGTGACAATATTACCACACTACAGAAACACCTCGATTTTAGTTCTACATTAAAAAAATATATACAAAAGAAATCTAAACAAGACTTTCTTACTTATGTTAGAATGGTAGCTCCTACTCTTGTAACAGACTTCAAGATGGGAAGACACATAGAGTTGTTGTGTGACAGGCTACAAAAGGTAGCAGAGGGTGATTTAAAAAGGTTAATGATATTCCTACCACCTCGCTCAAGTAAATCACTTATTACCAGCAAGCTTTTTCCGTCGTGGTACATAGGACATTTTAGTAACCACGAGATTATGTCTATCTCACACAGTGACCAACTAGCTAGTGACTTCGGGCGTAGTGTTAGGGATATAGTAAACACAGAAGAGTTTCAACGTATCTTCAAGGGTGTGTCTCTACGGAGTGATGTTAAGGCTGCAGGTAAATGGAAGACAAATAACAATGGTTCCTACTATGCTGCTGGTGTTAGGTCACAGATTGCTGGTCGTGGTGCGCACCTAGCATTACTAGATGATGTTATGTCTGAGGAAGACAGCTTTAGTGAAGCAGGGCGTAGGTACATTAAGGAGTGGTGGCCTAGTGGTCTACGTACACGCTTGATGCCTAATGGTGCTATTATTATTATTAACACAAGATACCACTATGATGATTTGTGTGGCTGGTTATTAAAGCAAGAAAACGAATTAACAGAGAATAAGTGGGAAGTCATTAGTATACCAGCGTGGCTTGACGAAACAGCCGCAAATTTACTAGGATTACCTGAAGGCAGTAGTTATTTTCCAGAGTGGAAACCAGATGAGGTACTGAAGACAGATGAACAAGAAATACGGGCTAGTAATGGGTCTAGGTATTGGGACGCTTTGTACATGCAAAATCCGTCACCAGATGAGGGTGGGATTATCAAGAAGACGTGGTTTGAGTGGTGGGAGTATGAAGACCCACCGCAATGCGAGCTTGTTATCCAAACTTATGATACAGCCTTCTCGACGAGGAAGACGGCAGACTACAGTGTCATCCAAACGTGGGGCATCTTTCACCAAGTCGAAGAAGACGAATACGGATACGAGAGCATCGTACCAAACCTCATTCTTCTTGGGAATGTCAAAGACCGCTTCGAGTATCCTGACCTTCGCAGAACGGCGCAGGTTCTCTACCAGAAACATAAGCCAGACATCTGCATTATTGAGAAGAAAGCTTCTGGTCAATCGTTGCTACAAGATATGCGCAAAGCAGGACTACCTGTTCTGGACTACCTGCCAGATAGAGACAAGATATCACGTGTCTATGCCGCTACGCCTATTATGGAGTCGGGCCGCTTATATATCCCGAAAGGAAAAGAATGGGCAAAGGATTTATTCGATGAATGCTTGGCCTTTCCGAATGGCGCACACGATGACCAAGTAGATGCGATGACTATGGCGATACACTACATGAAGGATAGCTGGAATGTAACACACCCCGAAGACCCTAGTTGGGAAGATGATTATAATCCAAGAAGACAAAAGAGGGTTGGATACTGGAGGACTTAGTGTTATAATAAGGGCATCCGTAATTTACTAATAAGGAGAGCAACATGCCTGGTCTATTACCTTTAGCTTATATGGCTTATAAAAAAGATAAAAAGAAAAGAAAAAAAGAAAAAGCTAAAAACTTAGCTATGTCACCGACAGCTTCAGCAGGAGTAATGAAAAAGGGTGGTAAAGTTTCTAAAGCTAAAAAGAAAAAAGGCGGCGCACCTCACAATAGATTGTATTAGATATTATAATGGCTCCACGTATACCAAGAAAGAAGGGACAACCTGCAGGAAGTAAAAAACATTCTGACCTGTATACTGATGAAAATCCAAAGGGTACTATTCGTGGATTAAAGTTTGACACACCTGCTAATGCTAAGTCTAGTATTACTAAGATACGACGTAGTGGTAGAACACACGCACATAAGATACAAGCTGCTATTGCAATGGAACAAAGAGCAAAGGTTGCTGGTAAAAAACAATCTGCTTCAGTTTATAGAAAGTATATAAATGAGATGAAACAGAAAACCAAACAACGTAGGAAAACATAATGGCTACAGAAAAAAATCCTTTTGACCAAATCCCTACTGATAACGTAGTGCAAATAAAAGTAGGTGAACCTACATCTGCTAATGTTAGTTATGAGGTAGACCCTGAAACTGGAGAAGTCGAAGTAGACTTTATGGCTGAAGGAGAAGATATTGAAGTAGAGGTTGAAATAGAAACAGAGTTTTATGAAAACCTTGCTGATATATTAGATGATGAAACTCTTGAAGAGATAGGTCATCAGGTAATAGATAAGTTTGAAGCTGACAAAGATTCTCGTGCTGAGTGGGAGTCTATGTTTGAACGTGGTTTTGATTTATTAGGTCTAAAGCTAGAAGATACTACTGAGCCATTTGAAGGAGCAGCTACTGCTGTACACCCACTACTTATTGAGTCAGCTGTTAAGTTTCAATCTAAAGCATCACAAGAATTATTTCCAGCTGGCGGTCCTGTAAAGGCTCGTGTACTTGGTGATGCTACAATAGAAAAACAACAACAAGCCAATCGTGTTCAAAACTTTATGAATTATCAGGTTACAACACAAATGCCTGAATACTTCGATGAGTTTGAGCGTATGTTATTTCACTTACCTTTGATTGGTTCAGCTGTTAAAAAGATTTACTATGATGCTTCACTTCAACGCCCTGTAAGTGAGTTTGTTCCTATTGACCAGTTTTATGTAAACTATTATGCTACAGATTTACGTAGGGCTGACCGTTATACCCATGTTATTTATCGCAGCCCTGTTGACATGGCACGTTGTATGGTGTCTGGTATGTATCGTGATGTAGAACTTCCTAATGCTGGTATACCACAACTATCAGGTATGGCAGAAAAAATGGATAATGTTCTTGGTCTTTCTCCTGCTAGTGATAATGACCCACAATATGTATTATTAGAACAACACTGTTATCTTGAATTACCAGAAGATAAGAAACACGATGGTAGTCAACCATGCCCATATATTGTTACAGTAGAAGAACAAACAGGTACAGTTTTATCTATTAGACGTAACTGGAAAGAAGGGGATGAGCGATATGAAAAGAAAATGCACTTCACCCATTATAGATATGTTCCTGGTTTTGGTTTTTATGGGTTGGGGCTTATTCACTTCCTTGGCAATCTTACTATGTCTGCCACTGCTGCTATGCGTAGTCTTTTGGACGCAGGTCAGTTCGCTAACCTGCCTGGAGGATTTAAAGCAAAAGGTGTACGCATGGTCGGAGACAACGACCCTATTGCGCCAGGAGAATTTAAAGAAGTGGAAGCTACGGGTGTTGACCTTTCTAAAGCTATTGTTCCTCTTCCCTTTAAGGAGCCTTCTGGAACTTTGTTCAATATGCTTAGTTTTGTTACAGCAGCTGGGCAAAAGTTCGCAGACTCCACGGAACAAATAATTTCAGATACAGGCGGCTATGGTCCTGTTGGTACAACTATGGCACTGCTTGAGGCTTCAAGTAAATTCTTTAGTGCTATTCACAAAAGATTACATAAGGCACAGGGAGATGAATTTAAAATTCTTGCTCGTGTAGATTATGAGTTTCTTCCTAACGAATATCCGTATCAACTTCCAGGTGTAGATACAAGCATCTTCAAAAAAGATTTTGATGGTCGTGTAGATATTATTCCTGTATCAGACCCTAATATTCCATCGAATGCCCAGCGTATGATGCTTATTCAAATGGTACAGCAGATTGCTGCACAGTCACCACCTGATATGTTTGACATGGAAGCTATTAATCGTATGCTTTTAACAGCTGCTAATGTTCCTGATGTAGATAAGTTGATGCCTATGAAAGAAGAGGCAAAACCACAAGACCCGTTATCAGATATTAAATCTGCTAATAAGGGTAATCCTATTAAGGCATTTAAAGGACAGAACCACGATGCACATGTACAAGTTAAAGGTGCTTACATACGTGACCCAATGAATCAACAAAATCCAGCATTCCAAAAAGTAGCAGGAGCTTTACAGGCTAATATATCAGAACACATGATTCTTAAATATGAAGAGCAGATTGAAGGCTTAACTATGCAAGCAATGCAAGACCCACAGGCACAAGCTATGCTTGCTCAGATGCCTGACCCTGTTGCTGCAATGCAAGCACAAGCTGCACAGCAACTCATGCAAGCTAATATGGCTATGGCTCAACAGCAGCAAGCTGCTACGCCAGAAGCTCAAATGGTACAGCTTGAAGCACAACGTCTTGGTATTGAGCAAAGTAAAGTACAGGCAGGTCTGGCTAAAGAGCAGGTTGATGCTGCACTGAAGCAGCGTGACCTTGACCTAAAGGAACAGAAAATTATTCTTGATGCACAGAAAGCTGGTGCAAGTGAACAACTTAAAGATGTTCAGAAAGAAGAAGACAGAAACAATAAACGTGTCCTTAAAGCTATGGACCTGATTGGTGACTTGGTTAAGGCGCAGGAGGCCAATGAGATAGAGGAGTCAAAAGCAGTTGCAAATCTTTTAATGCAATTTATTAAAGAAGGTAAAGATATTTGACACTCTACGAAGATTTAGTTAAACAACTTCAAAAAGAAATTGATGAAGTAAAAAATTCGCTTGCATATGGAGGTGTTTCGGATTATGCTAGTTATCGTGAAGCAGTGGGTAAAGTACACGGCTTAGAAATATCAATTAGTATAATTAAAGAAATAACCAGTAAATATATCGAAGAGGATTAAAATGCAAGCAATTTCTAATGCAGTAAAAAATGATGAATGGATTACAGATGCTGAAGTTCCTGACCCAGAAACTTTACCTGAAATACCAGGTTATAATGTTTTGGTTCGGCCTGTATCTGTTAAATCTGAAACAAAAGGTGGAATCATACTACCTGATTCTATTAAATCGGACATGGCTTACCTTACCACAGTTGGTCGTGTTCTACGAGTGGGTAATCTTGCTTATGCTGACGATAAATTTAAAGGTCGGCCTTGGTGTAAGGAAGGTGATTACATTTGTTACGGAAAACATAGTGGACATAAATTCTTTTATAAAGGTGTTCAGCTATTGCTTATTTTCGACGACGATGTTAAAATGGTAGTTGAAGATTCTAAAGATTTAGACCCAACCTTTAATTTATCTCACTAACTACCCTTGCGAGATAACAATTTATAAGATATAATATATGTAACAGCGTTATTCGTCTTTTCCGCTGTGGACGTTAAACAAGGAGTAATATTATTATGTCACAACAAAGTGATGACAACTGGGCTACTATTGAACCAGTTAAAGCCTCAAATGAGGATAAAGTAGAATTTGAAATAGAGGGTGAAGAAGAACAACAACAGCAAGAAGAAGTTGTAACTCAACAAGCCTCACCGCCTCAAGTAGAAGAACCTCAAGAAACTAAAGAAGAGCCAAAAGAATTAGAAGGTATTGAAACTTCTGGCGCACAAAAAAGAATTAGGCAACTCGTTAAACAAAAAAAAGAACGAGAAGAAGAAATAGAAAAGCTTGTTGCCGCTAATAAAGATATGCAGCTTAGACTGCAATCACAAGAAGATGAGTATAAAAAAGCACTTCAAGCTAATGCTACATCTTCTGAAGCTCAAGTTAATGAACGACTTGAATTAGCACGAGATGCTTATAAACGTGCTGTTGATGCTGGTGATTCAGATTTAATTCTTAAATCACAAGAGTTTTTAAATGCAGCGCAACAAGATGTTCAAAGAGTACAAGAACACAAAAGGAATATAGAGCAGTATCAGCAACAAGCAGCTACTTATGCTCAACCACAAGTAGAACAGCCACAGGAAAATCCTACATATCAAGGCTATGATATGAAAGCAGTCCAATGGGCTTCTAAAAACGAATGGTTTAATTCCGACCAAATTATGACAGCTGCTGCTCTTACAATTGATGCGCAGTTAAAAGAAGAGGGCTACGACCCTACTGAAGATGAATTTTACGAGGAAGTGGATAAGCGTTTAGCTGAAACATTCCCTCATAAATTTGGTGGTAATGTTGCTGCCAATCCCGTACCGCAGGAAACGTCACAACCTGCTCAAGTGGTCGCTGGAGCCTCACGCACTCCATCAACCTCATCTAGCAAGAAAGTCAAACTCACACAAGAGGATGTACGTCTTGCTAATAAGTGGGGTATATCACTTGAACAGTATGCAGCCGAAAAGCTTAAAGTTGAAAAAGCTGAAGGCGAATATACAACAATTAACCGATAGCGTGGAGGAAACCCAATGACAAGTAAAAAAACACGTGAAACCCAGAGTCGTGAACTGGATACCAGAGAACAAGAATACGAGTATCGTGAGCCAAATCTTTTAGATATTCCTGAATCTGTATCAAATAGATTTACAAATGATGGAATGAAACTTCGTTGGATACGTATATCCTTAAAAGGTGGAGATGATTATACTAACGTAGGTAAACGCCTAGCAGAAGGCTGGGAATTTGTTAATCTGGAGGAAGTGCCTGAACTAGCCCATACTTCAGCAATTAAAGAAGAAGGGCGTTACAAAGGTACTGTATGTCGAGGAGACTTAGCACTTGTCAAGATGCCTATTCTTAAAGCTAATTCTCGACAAAGATATTTTGAAAATCAATCTGCAGAAATGGTACAAGCTGTTAATTCACAACTTGAAAATGCCTCAGACCGCAGAATGCCTATTCAGAATAATAGTAAAACCAACGTAACCAAGGGTCGTTCACCACAGTTCGATTAAACATACTAGCCTTGGTTATACTAATTAGGAGAAAATAAAATGACTGCAACATATAGTCCTAATGGTTTGACTCCTTCCCGTATTCGTGGTGGTTCACCAAATAGCAATGCTACTAATGAGTATCCAATTGCTTCTGGTCAAGCTACTACTATTTATACAGGTACTCCTGTTCGTGTATCAGCAGGAACAATCCAAGCTTTGACCTCTGCTGGTCAAACTACGATTGGTGTTTTCCAAGGCTGTCGGTACGTAGAAGACGGGGAACAAAAGTTTAAATCATATTGGCCTGGTGGCACATCTGCCACTGACGCTGTAGGTCTTGTAGTAGATAATCCTGCTCAAGTCTACGAAATTCAATGCGACGCATCTGTAACTGCTGGTGCTGTCGGTCAAACAATGGCATTAACATCTGTAACAACAGGTTCAACCTTTACTGGTCGTTCTGGTGCAGGTGCTGACGGTTCTACTGCTGGTACTACTACACAAGACCTTAAAGTCATTCGTGTTGTTAACGAACCAGGTAATGTAACTGGTGATGCCGCAACCAAAATCGAAGTATTACTGAACCTTCACGCTGACAATTTCCGTCAGGTATACGTGACTGCTCCAGTGACTGCTACAGCAGGTAACTAAGGGAGATAATTAAAAATGGCTATTAATCGTGCAAGTATTGCAAAAGAGCTACTCCCTGGTCTCAATGCCGTATTCGGACTTGAGTATGGGGAAGTTGCTGATGAACACGCTCCACTGTTTGAAACTGAAAACAGTGACCGTGCTTTTGAGGAAGAGGTTCTCTTTACAGGCTTCGGTACTGCACCTGTAAAAGGTGAAGGTGCTGCTGTTTCTTATGACGACGCTTCTGAGAGTTATACATCTCGTTACACACACGAGACAATCGCTCTTGGTTTTGCTGTCACAGAAGAAGCTATGGAAGATAATCTTTATGACACATTCGCTAAATTACGTGCCAGAGGTTTGGCTCGTGCTATGGCGAACACTAAACAAGTTAAAGCTGCTGATGTTTTCAATAACGGCTTTAATGCTTCATTTGCTGGTGGAGATGGGCAACCATTCTTCTCTGCTTCTCACCCAACAATCGGTGATGGCAACCAAAGCAATCTATTGAGTGCTGCTGATTTGTCAGAAGCTTCACTAGAAACTGCTCTTATCAGCATTTCAAAAATCAAAGATGACCGTGGTATTCTTATCGGCGCACAAGCTGAGAGCCTCCACATTCCATCTGATTTGGCGTTTACCGCTGACCAAATCTTAAACAGCACAATGTCTACAACCGTAGCAGCTGGTGGTGATGGTAACGGTGTAACAAATACAAACGACATCAACTCAATTCGTAACCAAGGTCTTGTACCTGGTGGTTTCTTTGTAAACCGCCGCTTTACGGATACTAACGCATTCTTCATCAAAACTGATGTTCCGAATGGTGCTAAGATGTTCGTACGTGCGCCTTTGCAAACCAAAATGGAGCCAGACTTCGATACAGGAAACCTTCGCTTTAAAGCTCGTGAGCGTTATAGCTTTGGCTTCTCTGATTGGAGAGGTTACTTTGGAAACGCTGGTGCGTAACTAAACAAAAACTAAATTAAGTTTTATGGGGAAAGGTCATTGTATCTTTCCCCTTTTTTGTGTATAATAGTGGTATTCATAATTATTTAATTTAGAGGACAATAAATGACTAATCTTAGAGTAGCTTATGTATCTACAACTGGAACTGCTACTGATGCAACAACAGGAACAGTTTTAAAAGACACTCGTATTCGTGCTATTCATTCTACAGGTGTTGGTATCTTTAAAATTACTGGTACATCAGTTGATGCTTTTGGTAATACTACAGGAAATATTATTAAATATAATAAAACTACTAACGCTGATGTTTCTTATCAAGAGCTTCCTGATAATGGCATTCGTATGACAGGAACAATAACTGTAGACTTACCAGTAAGTGCTGCAACTGTGACTCTGTATTATGGCTAATTATACATTTCTTGTAAATGATATTATTGAAACTACTGAAAATGATGGTAGTGAATTTATAAATCATATTCCTAAAATTGTTAATCGTGCAGAAGAACGACTAACAAAAGCTTTAGATGATTATGGTCTTGTGACTATAACGTCTATTACACTTTCAGCTGGAACAAATGATTTAACATTACCAACAGGAACAAGACTAGTTAAGAATATTAATATTACTGAAAGCGGAACTAAAATTAATTTATTACAAAGAACGGATGAATTTATAAATGATTACTGGCCTGTATCAGCAAGCACTGGAACTCCAAAATACTATTCAAAAAGAACAAATACACAAGTTCGTTTTGCCCCTACAGCTAGTGCTACTTACAGCGGAGAGCTTGTCTACATTACTAGACCTGTAACTTTAACTAGTGCAACAGATAGTAATTACTTTAGTGAGTTTTGTTATGATGCTTTATATGCTGCATGTATGTCAGAGGCTTTAGGGTTTATGAAAAACTATACAGCTAAACAAGTATATGAACAACAATATCAAAATGCAGTAGGATTACTGCGTAATCAATCAAGAAGAACACGCCGTGATGATATGCAAACTCCTGCTTCAACAGGCGGCGGCGACAACACAATCGAAGGAGGATTATAAAATGGCTATATTTTTACCAGCAGTACCAGTTGTTACTAAATTAATTGGAGGTGCTGCTGTACGCAGAATTGGAATGAAAGGTTTACAGACACTTGCTAAAAGAGCAAAGAATCAAAAAGATTTTATAAACTTAGCTAAAAATAAAAATAAATCTTTATTAGCTGCAGAAAAAGCAGAAAAAGCTACAACAGCTACAAGAAAAGCTAATCAAGCAAGGTCTATGGCAAAGACTGATGCTATGCTAAGTAGAAGGGCTACTGGTAAAGCAGCAGGAGCAGCAGCTGGAGCAGGGGGTGTTGGAGCAGTTATATCTAATATAATGTCTGACGATAAGAAACGCAGAGAAGAAAAAAGAAAACAACGTGAAGAGTTTCAAAAGAAAAGAAAAGAAAAAGCAGAATTCTATAAAACTCGTAAAGGAGCTTCAAAAGCTGACCCTGTACAAGGATTAAGTGGACGTAAGTATACAATTAAATCTGGTGATACATTATCTCAAGTTGCAAGAGACTATGGAGTATCTTTAGACGCTTTGAAAAAAGCTAATAAAATTAAAAATGTAAATAAAATTAGAGCAGGTCAAAAAATTGTTGTCCCAGCAAAACTTAGTGCAAAGTCAACTGATGTTTATAAAGGCACAAATACTAAGGAAATATCTATGGGACGGACAAATAAACAAGTTCAAGAACAAAAAGATATAAACCAACAACGAGATAAAAAATTTAGAGAAGAGCAAAAAAAGCGTTTATCAAGTAATAATAACACGACAAACAAAAAGGTAGGTGGTAAAATGACTAAAGGTCGTGGTATGGGTGTAGCTCTTCGTGGCGGTGGAAAGGTAATGAAGTAATGGCAAGTTTTAAACAACTCCCCCCAGAATTTAGATATTATGAGGATGAACGTAGAGGTAGAAGGAAAGGAGCTGGTAAAGCTACTAGTGCAAAAGCTAGAGGCATAGCTAAATCTACAGAAGAAAAAAAGAAACCAAAGACAGTAGACCAAGATGCTATGGATACTACAAAACTTCTTAAAGAAGAGGGTGTTGAAAATGTTATGAATAGGTTGGGTGGAAAAAAACAACCAGATGGTTCTTATGTTTTTAAAAGCACTGGTGGTTTAATTAATGGTCGTCCTACAGGTAAAGGCAAAGGAGCAGCGAGGTCAGTATAATGGCAAAATTTCCTGATTTAAGTGGTGATGGTAAAGTTACTCAAAGAGATGTTCTTATGGGTAGAGGTGTTTTTTTAGCAAAAGGGGGACGCATTACTTATAAGAAAGAAGGCAGCAGTGTTAATCAAAATAAAATTGATGAGGTTGCTAAAGGTTTAAAAAAAGCTAGTGCAACACATGCTAAACAATCTAAAATCTTATCTACTGTAAAATTAAAAACAGGGAGCAGTGTTGTTAAAAAAAAGAAAAGCCGTGTAAATGAAGCAGGTAATTACACAAAGCCTGGATTACGTAAAAGATTATTTAATGAAATAAAAGCAGGTAGTAAAGGAGGCAAGCCTGGTCAATGGTCTGCTCGTAAAGCTCAAATGCTTGCCAAAAGATATAAGGCAGCAGGAGGAGGCTACAAATCGTAGGATGATATATGGCAAGATTAAAGAAATCTCAAAAGTCTCTAAAAGCTTGGACAAAGCAAAAATGGAGAACTAAGAGTGGCAAAAAGTCGTCTGAGACAGGAGAACGGTATTTACCATCGGCAGCTATTAAAGCACTCACCCCAGCGGAATATGCGGCGACTTCGAGAGCTAAAAGAAAAGGAACAAAGGCAGGAAAGCAATTTGTTAAGCAACCTAAAACTATAGCAAAGAAAACAGCAAAGTATAGAAAAGGAGTTGGCGGAAGTGGCACTAACAGACGCAGAAAAACGAAGACTAAAAAAAGTAGGACTAAGCGGTCTTAATAAACCTAAACGTACTCCTAATCATCCTACTAAAAAAGCAGTAGTTGCAGTACGTGATGGAGAAAGAATTAAGATTATAAGGTTTGGCGCACAAGGCATGGGACATAACTACAGTCCTGAAGCTCGCAAAAGTTTTAAATCAAGACATGGAAAAAATATTAAAAAAGGAAAAACGTCTGCCGCTTATTGGGCAAACAAAGTATTTTGGGCTGGCAAAGGAGGCAGCAAGAAACGTCCACCCAAATCTCAAAAACAAAAGTTTGGGTTAGGAGGTAAAAAGAGAGGATGATTACGTGGACCCTATCAGTACAGGACTTGCAGGTATTGCATTAGTACAGAAGTCTGTTGACTTTATTAAATCTAATATACAAACTGCAAATGACATAAGAGATATTGCTGGGGCTATTGATGGAATGTTTTTAGGTGAGAAACAAATCCAGAAAGAAAGGTTTGGTAATAAATCTATTATAGGACAAACAAAAGATGCAGCATCTACTGTTATTGATGCAAAGCTTGCTAAAGAACAAATGGATGAAATGCGTCAATTAGTTGACCATAGGTTTGGACACGGAACATGGCAAGAGATTATTAATGAACGAGCTAAACGTATTCAAGAAGAAAAAGAAGCTGAGAAAGAAAGAGCTAGAATAGCAAGGCAGAAACGTCAAGAAACAATAGACAACTTTCAAACAGCTGGTATAGTTGCTGCTATTATAGGTGTTGTTATATTAACAGTATTAGTATATTTTAAACTAGGATAATTATGGTTGTATCAAGAAGCTCTATATCACAACAAATAAAACGTCCTCCTTCTAAAAAGAAAAAGAAGAGGAATAAAAAGAAAGCAAGGAGACCTTAAATGGCAACGTCAGGTACATATAGTTTTTCATTGGACATTGACGAGGTAATCCAAGAAGCTATGGAAATGATTGGTGGTGAGGCTACACTTGGTGAAGAGCCTCGCTCTGCTCGCCGTTCGATTAACTTATTGCTACAAGACTGGCAAAATCGTGGTATTCAACTTTGGACAATTGGTACTACTGCTGTAACTGTAACAACAAGCGTTACTTCTTATAATCTTGGTTCAGAGAATATTGATGTGCTTGAAGCTGTAGTAAACAGGAGTAATATTGACTTACAGCTTGAACGTATTAGTATGGAGGAGTATTTAAAAGTTCCTCGTAAAGGACAGACAGGTAGACCAACACAGTTTGCTGTTAGAAGAGAACGTGATAAATCTGTTGTGTTCTTATGGCCTGTCCCTGAAAATAGTACAGATGTTGTTAAGTTTGAGACAATGAAGTATATACAAGATGTAACAAGGTCAAATCAAAATGCAGATGTATCTCGTAGATTCTTACCTTGTCTTACTGCTGGTACAGCTTACTTTATGTCTATGAAAAGACCTGGTGTTGATGCTGGACGTATTCAAATGTTAAAGCAAGAATACGAAGAAAGACTTTTACGTGCGCAAGAAGAAGATAAAGAACGTGCTAGTATGCACATTACTCCTCGTTTGAACTATGTATAATGGCTAAGAAAACTTTAGGTCTTTGTGATATTTGTGGGTTTAGATACGAACTTCGTGAACTAAAAAAGAATAGTTATGGCATGATGGTTTGTCCTGCAGATTACGAAGGCAAATATGATTTAAACAATCATCCTCAAAATAGAATAGCTTCTGTTAAGGATGATGAAAATATAAAGGATGCTAGACCACTAAGACCTGCTTTAGTTTCGGCTGTACCAGTATCTGCGTGGCTACCAAGTATTTAAATGGCTCGTGGTAAATATTCAAAAGCTGAATGTGATATTTGTGGGTTTTCTTTTCCAAGGTCAAAGTTACGTAAGAACAGCTTTGACCTTTGGGTTTGTCCAAGTGATTGGGATGGGTCATATGATAGGATAGCGCATCCACAAAATAAATCTCCTGACTTACGTGATAATAGTCAGTATGTAATGAATGCAAGACCAGAGCCTAATTTTGACCGTAATGTAAATTGGGAAGATGCAGACCAAATACACACTACTATCTATCAATGGGATATTCTTGATAAGTATTGGAATACAGTTTAATGAGTACATTTACAGGTAAAAAGATTGCAAATACTTATAAAGACTTGTTAAAGATAAATACAAGTGTTGATAATGCAGGTATTGATGGTACACTAAGAAGTATTCAAGATGGTAATGGAGTTAACACAGCCCTTCAGCTTTCTCAATCAGAAGCTAAAATAGCAGGTAATTTAGATGTAACAGGAACTGTTTCTGCTGCTGGTTTTTCTGTAAATGGTATTGACGTATCTGTATTAAATGCTGTAGATATATCTGCTACTAATATTACAACAGATACTTTAACTGCTAATACTCTTGCATTTCAGGATGTAAGTGTAAGCAGTCTTAGAACTGGTAATTTATTTGCTACAACTGTTAGTGCTGGCACGATAAGTGCAACAACAGTAGATGCGACAAATATACTGGTTGGTGGTGAACCTGCTGCTACATCTTCTACAGTTGCTGCACTTTCTGCTACACTAGAAACACGTATTGCAGGAGTATCCTCTACTTTTGCTTCAACATCTGCGACACTTAATACTCGCATTGATGCTGTATCTGTACTTACTAAAACTAACTTAGATGCTATATCATCCGTTAATACAATTGCATTAGCGGCTGCAAGTGCTGGCACATCGGCTACATTAGAAACACGCATAGCTTCTGTAAGCTCTACTATGGCTACAAGTATTGCTAATGTATCTACTGCTCTTGAGACACGAATAGCTGCTGTAAGTGCAGAAGTATCTGCTGTAAAAGCTTTAGTAACAGCTACTAATGCTTCTGCTATTGCTGCTAATACTTCAGCTATCGCAGTAGCTCAAACATCTATTGCTGCTAACACAAGTCTTATTACAGCTTTATCAGCTACCTTAGAATCACGTATTGCTACAGTTAGTTCTACTATGGCTACTAGTATTGCCACAGTTTCTGCAACACTAGAATCAAGAATAGCCGCAGTATCTTCTACCTTTGCATCTACATCAGCAACTTTAAATACAAGAATAGATGCAGTATCAGTATTAACTAAAACTAATTTAGATGCTATTGCATCAGTAAATACTATAGCAGTAGCTGCCGCAAGTGCTGGCACATCTGCATCGTTAGAAACTAGAGTTGCTGCAGTATCTGCATTAGTACCTGCACTATCTGCTACTATGGCAACTAGTATTAATAATTCTAATACAGCTATTGCTGCAGTATCAGTATTGACAAAAACTAATTTAGATGCTATAGCGTCTGTTAATACTATTGCTCTTGCAGCAGCTAGTGCTGGAACATCAGCTACGCTTGAAACTAGAATAGCTGCAGTATCTGCCTTAGTTCCAGCTTTGTCAGCTACAATGGCTACAAGTATTAATAATAGTAACACAAATATAGCTACAGTATCTGCTTTAGTTCCTACACTATCAGCTACTATGGCTACATCTATATCTAATGCAAACGCTGCAGCTGTAGCATTTGCCATTGCATTAGGATAACTTTTGGAGTATAATAAGCTATGGCTAACGCATTTAAAATAAAAACAGATACAGCTGTTGGGACAAGCCCAGCTACTATTTATACTTGTCCTGCTTCAACTGAAACTACAATCATAGGACTATCTGTTGCTAACATTGTTGCATCGCAGATTACTGTTGATGTGCAGTTAGAGAACAACGATGGCGATAATATATATCTAGTCAAAGCTGCTCCTATTCCAGTAGGTAGTGCTTTAGTTGTTGTAGGTGGCGACCAAAAGGTTGTTATGGAAGCATCAGACATATTGAAGGTAACAACAAACACAGCATCCTCTGGTGATGTTGCGTTGTCTATATTGGAGATTACCTAATGGCGATTAGCAAAATTACATCAGATGCTATAGACGCAACTGGTTTTAATTTAGATAGTAATACCCTTACCATTGACAGCACGAATAATCGGGTTGGGATTGGGACGACTTCGCCAAGTAGTGCTTTGCACGTCAAAACAGCTTCTGCAAATCCTTATGTTTTTATTGAAGGAACATCAACGGCAGACGCTGGCATAAGATTTAATTTCAATGGTGGGACTTTTGAACCTGCTATTTTTGCAGATGCGTCAGCTTTGCGATTTTATGACTTTACTGCTGGCACAGAACGCATGCGCATCGACACCAGTGGCAATGTTGGGATTGGTACTTCGCCAAGCGTGAGACTTGATATTGATAATGGCTCTCTAAAAGTTAACAGAGGAAACTCATCAGGAGATATTGCAGTTTTCAGAGGGCTAAATGCTGAAAAAGTAAAAATTGATACTCATGGCATAAAGTTCAACGGCGATACTGCGGCGGCTAATGCGCTTGATGATTATGAGGAGGGGACTTTTACTGTTACACTTCTTACTACAGGTAGCCCCAACCCGACATATACCATAACTAATAACACTGGATATTACACAAAAGTCGGTAGGCTTGTCACAGCTAATTTCTATTCAGGCGGTATAAATATGACTAATGCTGGGTCTGGACAGGCAAGAATTTCAGGGCTTCCATTTAACGCTACCTCTACTACTTATGGTCAATACAGTGTTGTATCTTTTACTCATACAACAGCATTCACATCTAATGTGGAGGGCGGTTTTACTATAGGCGGCTCTACTCAAATAGCTGTTTTGGATGAAGGAAGTGTTAGCTCTATAGCTTTTACAACAGGAAACCCTCTTTATATAATGTTCACTGTAACATATTGGACTGATTAACCCGTCTGGAAGTCGAGCAGGAGAAACAATTAAATGGCATATATAGGACAAAACGCTGACGGAAACTTTACCACATCGGTATCGAAAGATACCTTTAGTGGCAATGGTTCTACTACGGCATTTACTTTGTCCGAGGGTGCAACGACAAATACTGTTGATGTATTTGTAGAGAACATACGCCAAGAGCCAACAACAGCTTACACTGTAGACGGGACAACGCTGACATTTACAGCCGCACCTGTAACAGGCACAGATAATATCTATGTAGTAAACCGTGGACCAATACAGCTTTCAGCAAGTCACCCTGCGGCACAGGCTTTGACTGCTTTTAGTGCAACAATAACCAATGATTTGACAGTTGACACGAATACGTTGTACGTTGACAGCACGAATAATCGGGTTGGAATCGGTATTGCATCCCCTAGCACTGACCTTCATTTGTTTAAAGCAACTGGCGACACTGGTGTTACTATTCAATCAAGCGCAGAAGCAAACGCAAAAGCATTTATTGACCTTTATGGAAGGGATGCATCAAATGTTAATCAGATTTGGAAGATTGAAAATGATGCACATAATTTAAAAATAAATGATGATGGTAGCACTAAAGCAATGATTACAGGTCAAGGTGATATTCTACAAAACACAACATCAAGAACCAGTATCTCAGTTGATTGGACAGCAGATTTGAACCCTGTAATTGAAGCTAAAGGCAATGGCACATACGGAGGCTTGCTTCATTTAAACAATGAACAAAATACGAATGGGTTGGGCATTTCCAGTATAGTGTTTGGTAATACAGCTAATAGCAATGCATCAGCCGCTACAGGTAGGGTCGGCGCAGGTATCTTAGCTAATTGCGTTACAAGCGATAGCAATGCAGATGACGATGCAGGTGCTTATTTAAGATTTTTTACTAAGCCAGAAGCAGGTAATCTTACAGAACGTATGAGAATTTTGTCAGGTGGGGGTTTAACATTTAATGGGGACGGCGCACAGGCCAATGCGCTGGACGATTATGAGGAGGGGACTTGGACACCCTCTATAGGAACTGGAACAGTTAATGCGCAAGCGGCACGATATGTAAAAATCGGTCAACAAGTTACTGTATGGGGTTATTTGCAAACTTTTTCAGATAGG